AGGACCAGAGATTAATTTAGGATTCGAGCCGCAATTCCTACTGTGCAAGAAAATGGATAATCAAGGCGGTGGTGCAGGTTCAAGCAATTGGCACATATTGGATAGCATGAGAGGTACTATTTCTGGTGATGCTGATGCTTTATTAATGGCTAATTTAAGTAATGTCGAATCGGATCTTGAACTCGCTGACTTTACATCTACTGGTTTTAAAAATACTTCAAATCGTGATAGTTGGAACTATAACGGAGATGAGTACCTCTATATGGCAATAAGAAGACCTGATGGATACGTTGGCAAGCCTCCCGAACTTGGTACGGATGTATTCGCTATGGATACAGGAGCGTCTAGTACTACTATTCCTAACTACGATAGCGGGTTCCCTGTTGACTTTGGTTTAATTAGACAACCCGCAGGAAGTGATAACTGGCAAGCTGTTGCTCGATTGATACAGAAGAAAGCTTTATCAACAGATCAATCAAGTGCTGAATATGGTGCTAGTGATGCAACATTTGACAGTAATGTTGGTTTTATGAAAGAAGGAAGACCTTCTAGCGTTCAAGCATGGATGTGGAAACGTCACGCAGGTTTTGATGTGACTTGTTGGATAGGGGATGATGAAGCTGGTCGCCAAATTAGGCATAGTCTCGGAAAAACTCCAGAGATGATATGGATTAAAAATAGAACTTCTGGGGCTTCTAATTCGCATTGGCGTGTTTATCATAAAGGCTTAAATGGTGGAACTAATCCAGCCGAAAAATATTTGATTTTGAATGATGAAACTCAGGAACAAGATTCAGCAGCTTATTTTAACGACACAGAACCCAACGAAACAACTTTTACAATTGGAGCTCATCTAAGTGTTAATAACGATGAGGATAACTTTATTGCCATGCTGTTCGCTAGTACTGATGTAAGTCATGTCGGTTATTACTCTGGCAACAACTCAGGACAAACCATACAGACCGGCTTCGCACCCAGATTTATAATTATCAAGTCACTATCTTATAATTCTTGGTATGTGTTTGATACTGTTAGAGGTTGGTCTCAAAACAATCAAGATTGGTTCTTAAGGCTAGAGGGATCTTACGCACAATCAGATCATGTGAATGATAGACCTGATGATATTGGACATCCTTTATCAACTGGCTTCTATTTAAAAGGAGATACAAACAACGATTTAGCAGCAACAAACAAAACAGGTAACTCGTATATTTATTATTGCCATGCTTAGTGTTGGCCGAACAGGTCAGGGATAGACAGTAGGTTTATAATTTGAGGACAATGTATTATTTTTATGGCTGATCGCAATCAACTTACACAAGAAGTTAAAGATCTTAAGCTTCAATTAGAAGAGAAGGCCAAAGAGTACAAAGAGATTGACGTTAAGCTAAATACTAAAGTTGCAGAACTAGTTCAAGCCAATATAGAAGAACTTGGATGATTAAAATACTTACTTACATAAATACTGCTGCTCTTGTAGTGGCAGTAGGTGGTGGTACGTTTGCTTATTTTCAACGTGGCAAGATTACAGAATCCATAATGAGTGAAGTGCAGAAACAATTGCCTTCCCTTGTTAAAGGAGCAATGCCATCGATACCAAGCGTTCCATCATCAACTGGATCTGTGCTTCCTTTTAAATGATTCAATTCAAGTCATTTAACGGCCTAACTTCTTTAGTGTTGGGCGGTGGTTTGATAGCCACAAACTTTATGAGCCTTAACCTTTTGGCTCGTAAAGATTCTGGTATCCCAGACATCGCCAAGCTTTCTAGTACTCCTTATAGCTCAATTCAAATAAGGAGTGAAACCAAGCCTGACGGTGCTGAAGAGTGGATGTTTAATTCTAAGCAACACGATCCAAAGCTAGTCACAACAATAGTTGATGATTCCAAGCCTACTTTTAATGGTGGAGTTAAGAAAAGATATACACATAAGCAGGATGTAGCCCAGTTTGCAATTTATCCCAAAGGTGAAGGAGGAAAATTAACAGCAGATCAAATTGCCTGTATAGAAAAACAAGCTCAAGGACGCAGCAACGGAATGATGATTGCTGACGCTGCTTCAGTTCAAGTGACACCAGCCATAGCAAGCGTTCCAATCGTAGGGCCAGTATTAGCAGGAATATTTTTTGGCACTGCTAGAAAACAAGTAGGAAGTGCAGCTAGTGATCTTGCTGGTCAATGGAACGACTGCTAAATGGAAATAGAAGATATTTCTGTTAGGGAGATACCTGAAGCTTCAATAGATACAACATTCATATCTACACCTGAGCCATTAATACCTAACAACATAGGTTTTCCAATTATTCAAATGCCTGGCTGTGTAAGGGCTAGGACATTAACGAATAAAAATCTTGTAACTTCAGATCCATCAGGAAACTTTTATGTCTGTGATGGCAATATGCCAACGCTTGAAAGTATGGCTGTTGACTGGGGCGGAGCTACTGTTATTGAACCTGAGCAGCAAGAAGAAATAAAACCTCCAACTCCTAAGATTGTTGCTCCTGTTCTGCCAAAGAAATCAAAAAGGAATAAGAGAAAGGAAGTGGAAGAAAAGGATAGCTCCGATAACGAGCAGGGAGATACCAATGTAGGGCAACAAGATTTCAAAGTTCCAACTATTGATGGGCAGTTTATTGTAGATAAATTACCTTGCCCACCTTTAGACACACTTGCTAAAACTCCTGTTGGTTCGTTAGGTAAAGGCGGCCTTGCAAGAATAAAAGGATGGAAGAGAGATGTCCTTACAGGTAAATGTGAAACTGTTTGGGAGGGATTAAACCCTATAGAGATTGCAGGTAATTACGCTCCACAACCCACAGTCCTTGTAAATACATCTGCTATTGCTATTACGTCAGTAGTTGGTGTCACTGTTATCGGTCAACCGATAGCTAAGTTTGTCCAAAAGCAACTAAAAGGACAGGTCAAAAGTTTTTCAAAGAAGATTACTAAGAAACTGTTAGCTATTCGGGGGAAGAAGCCTCCTGTAAAGTCCCTCGCTGAAAGGAAAAAGGAGCAGAGGGATTCTCGGAAATAGAATGTTTATGATCTGGCAATGTATTAGGAGGATTTACTAAGCGGACATCTTCACAGACAACGTAGCTAGGACTATCTTTTGCATACATAACACCGAGTTTTAATTGCTCTGCACATACTTTTAAACGTCCAAGAGCGTAATCTAATTTTTTGGCTTTGTAGGCTTGTTCTAAATATCTAACACGTGTATTCATAGCAGCCACGCATCTGTTAGTCATGCGGCGATCTAACGGTACAGCGACCGTGGCAGTTATACCGTAATTAAAACTTAAGTTATTACGAGCTTGTCCAGTCCTGATTGGTTTTGTATACAAGACTCCACCAGGGTTAGTTAAATTTCCGTCTGCATCCGTACTGTCGTCGTACACATTTTCAAGGTACGTTGGTTCAAACGGATCTTTCCAAGTATTGACTTTAGAAATGAAAGGATTAATAGTAAGAGTTGTTCCACTGCAACGGATTCCATCACCTACTTCTTGAAACATAAACGTTCCATTTTGGACTTGTATTCCCTGGTTAATCACTGATCCGCTACTTGTTGCTTGAGGAGAGGCTATTGTTGTAGCGTTTGCAAATACTGGCTGACTAAATGTTATTGAGTAAAGACAGATACCGATTCCACAATAGATTCTGTTGTTGTGGTTCGGTTTATTGTTGTTACGTTTGAAAGGCCAGGGTTGGATAGGGTTTCTGTGAATGAAAAAGCGTTGCCAGCCGTTTTTATTCCCCAATCGGGTTTGTTTGCTGGTGTTACATCTACTGATGTCCATGTGAATGTAATGTTATCAACTGTTTGAGGTGTATTTAATACAGCTTTAGGTGAAATAGTATTTGTATTTAGTGGCTCGATGTTATGCCCAGAGACCACGTATTCGTAGCCTGATCGATAATCAACTGAAGTAATAGATTCAGTGACTACAGTTTTAGTTTCTTGTCGAGAATTGAGAGTTCCCGTAGAAAATGTGGGGACGACGGGAACAGCAGAAACACTAGTACCTGCAAAGGATATAAGCAGTAATAACTTATATATTTTACTCATTAAGTATCATTTAACGGAAATTTCTGAACTCGTCTGAGCGACCCCAGTTGTACCTGCCCCTCCAGCAACGGTTGTTGCAATTCCAGCAGAGGTTACTGTGCCGCTTAGATTTCCAGCTACGCCACCGCTTGTGACTACAGTATTTCCAAAAGCCGGCATGTCAGCCACTACCCCTGCGGAGACATCCACACCACTTCCGATAGCAGGGATAGCGTCACCTTGTAACCAGCTTTCAGAGAACGAAAATGCCGACCCAGCAGTATTAACCTCATACACACCAACATCAAGTGTTGCTGCTGCTGTGGCTGTACCTGCTGTTAATTTTCCAAAGTGTTCTCCAGTAGTCACTTTCATATTATTGCCAGAGACAGCGTAAGTAGACGGGACTCTAATAGCCTGAACTGCTGCTCCATCAACTTTCAAACTTGTTGAAGCTGTGTGTTTAATTGAGATGTCAGCACTAGCTGGGGCTGCTAATAGCAGTAGGAAAAGAAAGTGTTTCATGTAAGTTTGCCTGTCTCTGGGTCGATAGGTCTTTGAGTTATTTCGTCAACCTTGAGGATTTGCGGTTGTTTTGCTATGAACTCAATTGGTTGCTTAATAATAATAACTTTGTCTCCATTCGGAGTTTGTGATGAAGAAGACCCTTCTTCTTCTTTTTTCTTTTTCTTGTTGCCATTATTGGCTCCTACACTTATGCCCCAACCAGCAAGTATATTTCCGAGGAGTCCGGCGGCGAAAGTCGAATCAATCCTTGGCTGGTCTGGGATATCCATTCCAAACATCCTTGTTGGAAGTTTGATGTATCCAAGAGACAGGACACATATACACCAAAAAAGAATGGCTCCTTGTGCCGTTGTAGACACCAAGAACATTATTTTTTCTTGGTACTCAGGCTGGTCTTGATCGTCTTTAGCTAATACTTTTTTGTTTTCTTCTTGCTTGGCTTGGTTTTTGACTTTTTCTTTGGCATCCATAGAAAAACAAGTAAACACGTCTACATTAGACACAAATGGATAAAAAGTAATGAAATTCCTTTCCGAGGAAGCCAAGGAAACAATCGCTAAGAGTCATGGCCTAACTATTGAGCAGATAAACAAACGAATCGAAATATGGAGTTTGATTAATGATCCCGACATTTCTAAGCCAGATTTAATAGAAGCTCAAAAAGCGTGGATTAATATTCAACAAGGATATTGGCCTAACGTAAATGAATGAAATCTATGCGGCTCTGGTCGGGGCAAGCGTATCGGCGTTGTTAATGGTGCTGGCTAACAGGTCTAGCCGTCGTCAAGGCGATATAAGAGAAATATTTTCGAGACTTAATAACCTAGAACGTGAAGTGACAAGGCTTGAAGCTAATAAACCAAGAAATTGGCGTGGACAATGAAAAACCCCTAGCCTCCTCTAAAAGCTAAGGGCTTCTCTGACTA